AGTCATGTCTGTTTCAAAACCTAAGTCTTCTGAGCCTAGTGTAGATATATCGCCCCAGTTACTTGCGTTTGTAGGGTCACTGGTTACACTACAGTCGTAAACATCATCTTGTGTAGCAACATAGTATTGTCCATCGTGTAGCTGGAGGGCTAATACACGTTCAGAACCGATTTCGTCTGTTCCTAAGACTTGTGTCAGTCGTGGTGCAGGTTTAATAACTCCAGGGTTACTATCTAGGTCACAGTTAAAAGTAGACCAAAGGTTTCCCCCATAGTCTCCTACGTTGGATTGAATAAATCGTTTTAGTTCATCTGGTGTTTTTCGTGTACTCATATGTTATGTATCTATATCGTCTGCTGGTTGCCAAGTTGTCGATGTCTTTTTAAGAACCTTTCCTGTAGTAGCTGAGTTAGCGCCTGACACGTTAGTTAAATCATCTAATGTAATAGCACTAGATAAAAAGTCTAACCGCCGCTCTAACGCATTTATGAAAGGTACGTTCTCTGCTCGCATCAAAGAGTTAACTAGTGTTTCTAGCTTGTTCATTCTGTTTAACTCTTGCGGTGTCATTGCCATATTACTTTTGTTCGTTAGTCCACGTAGTAGACGGTTTAGCTTCGTTAGTCCACACAGTAGGTGAGGTTCCTTTTCCTGACTGGGTAAAGAACTCGGGGTCTGGTTGATGTAACGCATTTGTACCCGCTGTACCTGCACTACCTGTTTGAGTAAATTGCGTAGGCGACACAGAGAGTAGTGCATTTGTTCCTGTTGCATCTACAGGTTCTGTGAACACTCCAAAACCAAGTGCTGCTACTACAGGATTCCCAGAAGAACTTGTAGCTACATCAAATCCCCATGCTGTAACGTTGGAGGTATCTGTTGTCACAGCATAAGCGCAAAAAAACGATACTTCTGAGTTACTACCTGTTGTATAGTCTGCTAATTCTGTCCATGTCGGGTTAGCTGCGCCGTGTGTGATTGTGTAGTTGCTATAGCTTGACTCATCACCCTCTCCAGCACCGGCCATAATTAGTAGACTTTTAGCAAATTTGGAGGATGTTTCTGTATAGGATTCTGTTGCTCCAGAAGCAAAAGAGTCATCTTGTGCGAAAGAATTAAATAATGGGTCTCCTAGCCACGTTACCCCGTCTATTCGTAACATTGCGCCGCCACCTGCTTTAAGAGTTGCTGTAGTCCATGTGTAGTTAGTTGCTGATGTGTCGGCGGCTTCCGCCACTCGGTAGTAAAAATACACTCCACTATCTAAAGAACCGCTGCTGTTAACATTCACAAAACTTTGAGTCCAGCCAGCTGGAGAGCCAATAGATGCTGATTGCCCGACTCCAACGATGGCCACCAACATATCGCCAATAACAATTCCTGATGGTGCAGGTATAACAACGCTTGCAGTGTCTGTAGAATCTACTGTGCTGGTTGTTTGTACTGTTAGTGCCATATACTAAACTGCTTTAAGTGCGTAATGTCCTTCTGCGTTTACTGTGATACTTAATGTTCCTGATACTGGCGTTAGTGTCCCCTCGACAATATCAATAGTAGCTAGCACTGGTGATGTTGCATCGCTTCCTGTGTCTACCCAGATTGTGTACTTGTTAGTTGTTGCTGTGATTGTAGATAGTGACGGGTCTGCTGTGTCAAACTCCACGCGAGCGTTCCCTGTGTCTAGGGTAGTTGTAATGCTTGCTAAAGTTACGTCTGTTGTTCCTGCTGCTCTTGATGCTGATACATCGCTCCAGTAAGAGTCTGTCCCTGCATTTGGTGTAAAGCCTGTCGCCATAAAGGACAGCTTTGGTGTTCCTAGAGCAAGAACTGCGTCGAGTCCAGCTTTTAGTGATGTTAAATGTAGTGTTGATGCCATATGTTATCTGTTACCCCTGCTACGTCTTGTAAATGTAGACGGGATGGTTGCTTTTAATCGTCTTGGTGTGTCTCTGTCCATTTTTGATGCCATGTTTATTTGTTATAAGTGGTTGATGAAGTTCGTCCGAACTGTTGATAAGACCGATTTTTTACTCGTAGCCGTTTTGGTCGGTCTTCGTCCCGAGTTGAGAAGTCACTTCTGATTTTTCCGCCCGATTGCCGTCCGCTAGACTCGTTACCTTCCCATTTAATAAGTTCGTCACGGATATCTACTCTGTTTGCCCCGAGTACAGCAAATCCCATCTGTCGTGCAGCGTGAAGAATCAGGTAGTAGTGGTGCGTTAGTCGGATACCAACGTCATTAGTGTCGTCTGTTACGTCCATGTGTTTTGCAGCTCGGGTGTAGTAGACAGTTACTGTGTAATCTTTCTCAGGGTGTGGAAAAACTTCCAAACTATTAGCGTCGATATCATACGCTGTAGGAGTCCCTGTACCGTAGAATTTAAGTAACGTGATGTCTTTATGGTCTCGGCGGTCTATGGCCTTTAGAGGGCGTTCTGAGCCGTCTGAGAGGGTGATTGTGACCCTATCCATCTGTAGAAATGCCTTGTCTAGCTCTATCTTTGGGTTAGACACTGAAACTGTAGATGTTGCTACTGGATAGTCACCATGCCCTGTGCCGTCAAACTTCTGTACACCATCTGCACTCATAGCAATAGCTGAGTAATCGTTGAGCGCATACTTAAACATCCTTGTACCGTTGGTAGTACTAAGGTTATCTTGTCCTGTTATAAACTTTAAATGTTCAAACAATTCTGCTGGTGTATTTTTTGTGGCTGACATAGTAAGTCTTATGGACTAAGTTCAAAGTAGAGGAACTAGGAAGCTCTACCCTGAACCCAATCCATAAGGATTAGGTGTAAATTGTGTGGCTTATACAGCTACAACAACTTTACAAATCTTTGGTGCGTTCTTTGTCCAGACTGTTGAGTCGTAGATTTGTGTAGAACGTAGCTCTTTACCTGTGAATCCAGGAACTTGGTCGATTTCATCTACCATGAATCCCTTTGATGGAAGTGCTAGGTGAGTTGAGTTTCGTAGTCCTGCAAGTAGGTTCTTCTGTTCGTCTCCTACTACTAGAGTAGAATCTGCTGATACAACTCCTAGGGAACCATAACCTGTTACAGTGATAGTTGTCGCTGTTGAAGTTGCTTTTACTCCTGCATTCTTTAGGATTGCTCGGTTAGCTGCTGAAAGTGCGATGTAAGCTGAACCTGCTCCCGCTCCACCGTTTACTGCTGCTGCTAAGTTTTGCAATGTCTCTTCGTCGTCTGCTCCAAGGTCAACATCTCCTGCTACACTTGGTGAAGCTTTTACTGTGAAAGTTACTCCCTTCACTGTGTAAACATCTGTTGCGATAACTGAAGTACCTGTAGTTAGTTGTTCGTGTTCGATTTCTGGTGTTACAACATAGTCAAAGTCGAAAGTTGGAATAATCTCAAATCCTTTCATAAGCTGTCGGTCTGCTACGTTGAATCCTGCTGACATTCCAAACAGTTTGAAGAATCGTGCTGTTGATGGGTCGATCATAAAGTATGGTCGTCCTTGTGAAGATGCTACTCCAGCGTCTTGCATAAGTGCGTACACTTTAGTTGAGATTTCATCTGGGTTTGTAGCTGATACAGTAATCGGTGTTCCTGCTGCTGTACTTCCTGCTAGTACTTCGTTGTCCAGGATAAGTCCTGCGCCGTCTACAGTGTTACTGTAAGTACTTCGGTGAACTGCTACTCCAAGCGCTCGTGTGTGTCGGTCTACTCGGTCTGCTACGATGTCCCATGCGTCACCTGCGTGAACTAGGTCTTTCGTCTGGATACGTTCTCCGTATACTGCTTGATTGTTGATTGACAATGTGTCGTTTGACATTGCAAAGTCATTTACAGCGTAAGTACCATCTGTTGTACTGTCTGCTGCAAAGTCGTTACCGTATCGACTTGACATTGTTTCTAGGTTTTCTGTATCCACATCTGACACTGATGCCATAGGGATTGCTGTTCGGTTCTCGTCTTGTACGCCGTCCATGAAGGCTTGCTTCTGAACGTCTGTTGCGAAAATATTACTCATCTTAGGTTAATTTTTAGTTTTAACCCTAGTTCTTCTTGTTATTTCTTCTTTGCGAGGTATGCCCTAGCTGCTGACCGCCGTTCTGCTGTAGGTAATCGCTCACCTTTTTCCAACATCTGTGCGTCATGTGCTAGATCATCTCTCATTCCTCCTCCTGTTCGTGTAGACGGGGCTGGAGTACTGTTAGCTGTTCTCAGTTCTTTCAGTTCTGCCTTTACTGCCGATGTCTGTAGTGCTTCGTCTACGGTAATTTTCTTGAACTTAGCGTATTCCAGTACTACATCCTGCTCCTTTACGTCTTTGATACCTTCTGTCTTAAGATTAAGACGGTCGTATCGTTCTTCTCGGTCTACTTCTTGCGGCTTAGTAGCTTCTTTACTACTTTCGTCACCATCTTCTTCGCCTTTAAGACCTTTGATTCGGTCTTTCCAACGCTTGTCTTGCTCTTTAACTCGTTCGTCAAGTTCTGCCTGGGTGTAAGTTTTACTCTCCGCTGCATCACTCTCTGTCGTGCTGTTTGTTTCATTAGTTTGTTCGTTAGTCTCTACATCATTTAATGTTTTGTCATCTCCGTCCATAAATCTTTTTGAGTTTAGTCTCTTTATAATCTTGTTATAGACTTTAGTGTCATACTCCACATATTATACCACGTATTAAACGGGTGCAGAGTTGCGGGGCTTCCCCGTAGTTTTGTGTCCGAGCAGCTTCATTTCATCTATAGCAGCTTGGTTCTCTGTTCGCTTAATGTAAAACAGTTTCATTGCCTTGCCGTACTGCTCATCATCCAGGGCTAGAATGTTCTTTTCTGATGCATTGTGCAGTGCAGAATACTCTGGCACAAACATCTCTTGCAGGTAGGCTAGGATGTTAGGGTTGTTAGCTATTTGTATTGCGGCTGCCTTTCGTTTGTCTTTGTCCATAGTTCTTAATTGTTTACGCTGGTAGTACCTTTGCTTGCGTCTCTTGGGCTTCTATCTGCTTGGTTTGCAGGTCTCCTGATACCTGTCCTTGTTGTGGCTGCTCTGTCTTGTCCGTGTAGAGTGATAGTTGCTCTTTAGTTACACCAATCATGTCCATGACGTTGTTGATGATAGCCTGTCCTTCTGTTGATTGTGGGTCTACTATGTTCAATAGGTTTGTGTATGACTCGAATAGTACAGCCTTACTTCTATCTTCGTCTGTTGTGTGGATGATTACCTTTCCAAGCACTTCTTTCTTAATAAACTCCTGGATAGCTGTGATAGCTCGCTTGGAACCTTCTCGTTTCATCTTGCCTTGCATCTGGTCTCGCATTAGCTGCACTGTCTCAGGGTCGATTACCTCACCTGATAGGGTAGCTCGTACAACTGCGTCTGTAATCTGGTCTTCTACTAACACTTCGTCGATTAGTTGTAGTTCTTGTGGAGCGAATGACTCGTAGATTTCATCTAACTTAGCTGCTGCTTCAAGTGCCATTGGTAGTTCCCAGTCTTCTACAATCTCAGTAACCATACGTCCCATAGCTTCTCGGTACTGTAGGAATTGTGAGTTAGCGTTCTCATCTTCGATAAACTGCCCTCGGAATGTAGCACCTGACTTAGCTGGTGCTCCCATCTTAGTATCAAATGAGCTAGTGATACGGTCTCCAGACGCTTGGATAGACTCAACCTCTGCTTGGTATATAGGTACAGACGTTGGTAGTACAGACGCTTGCTGGAACATCTTGCCGTCACCCACTTTCATAATAGTACCGTGGTCAATACCCTCGTCGTAGATTGTATCTGCTACATTAGGATCGTCTGTTACGAATAGAACCTTTCCACCAATAGCTACTGCTCGTGCTGTCTCAGTCTTGTAGAAGTTATGCCATCGCTGGTGTTCCTTTAGTTCCTCAGGAATACCCTCACCCATTCCTCGACCTGCCATCTCGTTACGAGCTTCGTACTTGTACGGTGATTCTTTTTCTAGGTTGGCTTGCATTACTACCCCTTGCATCTCGTCTCGGTCATTCTTTGCCTGTGGTGCTACGATAACCTGACACTGTACATACTTATGGTCGTCTTCTTGGACGTACGAAAAGTCAGTCCCGTCAAAGTCAGCCTCTGCCTGGTTGAACATGTTCAATGTAATCTCACCGTGTAGTTCCCATACCTCGATAAGCTCAGAGATTGTCTCTACTTTGTCCTTATCCTTCATATCTACCTCCTTAAAGGTAACAGCTGCCGTCTCAATAACGAGTGCTGTATCTTTCCAGCCAGTCTTGGTTAGCTCTGATGGTGTGTAGTAGTGACGTTCGATTACAACACCGCCTAAGATAGACTGCATATCAGTAATTACGTTTTCCCATTGTACTACCTTAGTCCCCTCCTTAGTCTTCTTAAACAAAGTACCACCGTACTCAGGTCGAGTAACAGAATACTTGTCGAGCATTGCCCCGAAGTTTGTTTCTCGCATGTGCTTCCGTAGAACCTTAGTTCCAATCATTGCAGCAATACGCGCTTTACGTGAACCGTCTACAGGTTCGATGTCGATGTGCTTCGGGTCGAAGTCAGTAGCTCGTGCTTCTAGTCGAATACGGTACTTAGAGATATTGTCGTATGGATAATCCCCAATGATGTCATCAGATGCTGAGTTCTCGTCAATGTACTTGGATAACCGAGCACAGTTAATACTATAAATAAGCTCTGATTGCGAGTATCGCCCATCTCCTGGGATATCTACATGGCCGGTATCGTAGTTCTGCTTTTTAGTGTAGATAAAGTCTAAAACAGTTGTCATATAGGCATAATTATACCACACGTGCAATAGACACAAGGGGATAACTACTTATGTGTATCGTATATTGCTATCTTAGACCACCTTTAGCTTTAGCAACCTGTTTATACTTACGTCGGTTGTAGAAGTCTATCACTGATGTGTCCTGTTGCTTTGCTAAGTGTCGAGCCATAAAGTATCTGATACCGTCTAACGCATGGTCAAAGCCTTTCTCTGGCTTGTTTAGTATTTGCCCTGTCTTGTTCTTGTCCCACAGGTAGTTCATGTACTCACGCCAGATGTTAGATGAACGCTTAGTAACACTAATCTGCTGGTCTTGCATGATTTGTACACCGTGGTTTACACTGTCCTTGCCTTTCTCAGCCCCTACAATAGTTATACCATACGACTTTATCTCGTCGATACTCTTAGGTTCTGCACTGTCGGCTACAGTTAAGATGTCACCTTCCTTTAAAGCTGTTGCTATCTCACTATTGTGCATACCTTTGCGGTAGACAACCTCATCAAAGATATATCCACCGTTGTAGTAGTAGATGTCAGTTACGGCTGTCGGGTCATTGGAGTAACCGAAGTCTAGCCCTCGGCCAATCTTACGTGCCTCATGTGGTATCTCATCTATCTGTTGCCAGCCTGTGTATACCTTGCCCTCTACTTCTCCGAGCTGTCCTAGGCCATATACTTTCCACCATTGCTTACGGTTCTTGCGTGACTCGATAGAGTCTATAATCTCTTGTGATAGAGCTTCGTTATCTAAATAGGTAAGCGTGATGTGGTCAGTGTCTTCTGGTCTGTTGTTTAGTATCTCATCGTAAAACCAAAAAGTGTTAGTTGGGTTCCAGTCAAGGTAGATGTATTCCTTAGTACGCACTTCCAGCTGGTCAAAGGCATCTAGGGTAACGTTGTTAGCCTCGTTGATGAAGCAGCGGTCACGCCGTCCACCTCGTAGCTTGTCACCGTTATCAGATGAAAAGAACTCTATTTGTGAGCCGGTTTCAAATGTATAGATACTATCAGTAGCGTTCCAACTGGCATCTTTCCAGTACTTGTGTGCTAGGAGTATGTTCTTAAAGTCTCGGATGGCGCCACGCTTAAGGTGTGGGATAGACTCAGATATAACAGATGTTAGTTTAGGAGATGTATCAGATTGTGATTCATGTATAAGGTGCAATAAAATACTAATAGTCTTACTAGCAGATGTGCCTCCTTGTACAGCTCTAATCTTTTTATCCAGTGCTGCTATCTTCTGTGTTGCTGTCGTTAATGTGAACATCCTTAGTTACCGTTAGAATTGGAGTAGGTAATGCTACACCGTCTGACTTAATATCTACATGCTGTTGCGCTTTACCATGCACTCTATCCATTGTGTCAGTGTAAAACCTAGTGTCACCGTTAAACCCCTTACGGATAGCTTGCTCTGCCATTTCTATTTCAAATTGGTCTGCTGTCTGTCCTTTAGATTGGGCTATCTTTTCAATAGCCTCACGGTAAATAGTAGCGAAGTTCTTTTGCCCTTTTGGTCTACCAGGCCCCGCGTCCCTTTTAAGGTTCTTATTTTGGGGTCTCTCTACGGTTTTGTCTCGGTTTTTGTCCATGTTATTTCTTTGCCATTTAACTTTATTGTAGCATTACCTGTGTAGTCTACATAGCGCTGTACTATTACATCTACATACTTAGGGTCTAACTCCATACCGTAACAAATACGTCCTGTCTTCTCTGCTGCTATGAGTGTAGAGCCTGAGCCGAGGAAGAGGTCTGCTATCAGACTTCCTTCTTCTGTTCTATCTTTCATTGCTCTAGTGCCTAGCTCTGTAGGTTTTTGAGTAGGGTGTGCTCCTAGTCTTTCTGCTGACTGATTGATACCACGAATGAACCATATCTCTTTCTTTATCTTTGGAAATACCCAACATAACTCATAAGCTGAACCAAATACTTTGTTCTCTGCTTCGCTCTGTCTCTTCGCCCACACAGTCAGTGAGCCTTGTTTGAATTGTGGAATAGTGTTGTATAGATACTCTGCTCCCCATATGTAGTAGATTGGGCTAGGTAGAATATCAAATATAAATGATATATCGAACTCTTCTGAGTCTCCTATCACTTTGTCATACTTAGTCTTGCTCGACCCCATCTTTGAATAGTCAGTATCAAGGTTCATCCCATATGGCGGGTCAGTAAACACCATGTCCGCTTTCTTGCCGTCCATCAGCCTCTCCACATCATCCATCTTGGTACTATCCCCACACAACACTCTATGCTCTCCTAGCTCATACAAGTCCCCTAGCTTACTCTGTGGCTCTTCTGGTACGTCTGGCACTACATCGTCTTCCTCGTCTGGTTCGGTAACCAAGTCCATATCAAAGCCAGTCAGCGGTGCAAGTTCTTCCAGGGTCTTTAGCTCTTCGATAACCAAATCCATATCCCATTCGCTCTCGTTCAGTTTATTGTCAGCTAGTCTATAGGCATTAGCTTGTTTTTCGGTAAGGTCTGCCACCTTTATAGGAGGCTCTGGCAAGTCGTGCTTCTTATAGGCAGCATAACGTCCATGTCCGGCGATAATAACCCCTTTCTTGTCTACAACAATGTCTTGTTGCCAGCCGAACTCGTTAACTGAATTTGCAATTTGTTGTAGTTGTTTATTTGGGTGCTTCTTGGCGTTCTTACTGTACGGTGTAATTTGTAAACTTTCAATAATTGTGTCTCTTTCTTGTTGTGTATATCCTTTTCCTTGTGCCATGTTATTCTCGTTCGTTATACCATTCCTCGATAGTTACTAACTGTACTTCCCACTGTAGCAATGTGTTACGTGCTGCTTCTAGTGAAGATTCAGTCTGTTCCATCTTATCTTCCATCTGGTGCAATGTGTATGCTTCTAGCATATTCTCCAGGAATAGGATTTGATTGTCTTGTGCTGTGATGTTAATTAGTGACTCCCGTTCGCTATCTACCATCTTTTTTAACTCTACTTGTTCAGGAGTTAATAGTGTTCGTTGTGCTATAAGTGTGTAACCTAGTATGTTTAGTTTCATACTTAGATTATACCATACGTTTATACCCCATGTCCGAATCGAACGGACTACCTGTAGATTGGAGAGTCGTTACTGTGTGCTGCCGTGTGGCGAGAATAGAATAGAAAATAGAATTGGTGGCACTACAGGTATACCATATGGGGTGTGGCCAACGGTTCCGATAGACGGAAGTGCGTTGGCTCCTTTACTATAACAAAAGCACCCCGTATTACAAGGTGCTTTGTCCAAAGTTTAGGCTTCGTCTAGCTCTGTTTGTGCCATTGCTACCATCTCTGCTACTGCTTTCTTGTGGTCTCCTTCGTTGTTGAATAGTGCAACCACATACTTTTCTTTTCCTTGTGGGGATAGCTCTAGGTCACCTCCAATCACTCCTGCCTTGTATAAAGTCTGCTTGTCTGCTGATAGTACTCGCTTTAGTGCTGATGTTAGTTTTTGCATAGTTGTTTGTTTAGTTTTATTAAGTGTCTTTTGTGCCTCAAAGAATTCTTCTACTACTCCTGCTCCTAATCCTCTACCAGTTACAAACAAAGGTTTACTCGCCATGTCCATAGCTCTTATGGCTTGGTTCATTACGTCGTTTACGTTTGTTTGTGTCACTGTAACTGCTTCGCCTGTAAGTTTCTCCTCCTCTACTAGCTCTAGGTACTCGGTTGTGAATTCAGACATGCTGTAATACCACATTGGCTTTTTCCTACGTACATGATTATCTTGCACTTCTGATACTTCAAAAATATCCGACACTTTTAGTGGTGTTGAATGCGATGGAAAACAATCTTTTACCACCCGATACCTTTCCCCTACCTTTGGTAAAATGGGTTGGTAGTCTGTGATTAGTTCTAGGTCTTCGTCATCTGCATAGTGGTATGTGTTATTTCCTATACTAGTGTAATCATCTGGGATTGTTGAATCTCTATCCCATCCTTCGCGGGTCACAAACTCTACAACTTTACCGTCTATGTAGTAACACTCATTCCCTTTTTTCATTACCTTTTGCCCCTTCGTAAACTTTGCCATATCTATTCTCTATCTGATAATACTTTCATTATAACTACTTACTGATAGGGTGCAACCTAGTTATCCCCTGTTTTGTTGTAAAAATGATGTTGTTTTCATAAGTTAGTTAGCCTGTTTGTTTGAATGGATACTATCTACTGAGTTAGTATCCATATTACTCATAAACTCTTTGATGTCTCTTGCTAGGGTGTTGTGGCCGTTACATTCTCCGTGGAAGGCTTCATCCCCTGTAGATGCTGGTACGTCCTTCTCCTCCAACAGTCCACTCTCTAGGATTGCGTCTTTACATGCCTTCCATGTGTTGGCTGTGTGCTGGTCTAGGTCTAATTTATTAGCCATGCGCCTTGCTTCATCTTGTTTGAGACTGTTACCACCTTCCACCCACTTTGGTTTCATGCCTTCTTCTGTGTAGGTCACTTGGTCGTAGATGGATTTTGCTAACCCCTCCCTTCCTTCTCTCTGCATTGTTCTTAGGTCTTTCATACTCTTTGGTGTTTACCTTTAATAAAGTCTGGTATTGCGTCTAAGTCACCTATTATCCGGGTGTGACATGTTAGTTGGTGGTTTAATTTTCCATGTCCACTTTAGACTTTCTTCTGCTGTGTCTTGGTAGTGGTTCATAAGCTATTCAAGTTTATTTAGGGCGGCTTCTATTTCTGTAATAGTCTCACTATACACCTGCTACATTGTAGGTCTAGTGGATACTGTGCATAACTATTTTAAATCTTCCAGTATCTTACTAAGTCGCTCGTAGTTCTCTATGTAGAAATGTACGTCACATTTGGTGTATACGTTCTTGCGTTCTTCTAGGTCGTCCCACCAGTCCATGCCTTTTTGTTTTATCAATCTTCCAGTCCATAGTATCTCGTCACTATGCAGTCTCATGTGGGCTTTGTTAGTCAGTGGGATTAGGTTTGGGAGGTAGTATCTTAAAGCGGAACTAGTTGACTTCTTAATTGCGTGGTGTGCAACTTGTGTTTCTTCTCCAGTAAATATGCAGTAAGGGTGTTGCAGTTTTATAATGGGAGTCAGTAACTTGTCGCACTTGTTACGCATTGTACTTAGCTTTGGTAGCTTAGAACGTACCTTCAGAGGCTTGTTTTTGGCTTTTAAGGGGGTCTTAGGCTTCTTTGCCACACTTTGTAGCTTCTTGCGTTTTATAGCCTGTTTTTCCCTTACTTCCTCTATTGACTGTTTTCTAAATCCGCTAGTCTTCATATTCATCTTCTTCGATTACATCTTGGTGGAAGCCTATTGCCTCTGCTAGGTGTCGGTTACCATTTTCTACCCAATCAGAGTTAAAGTTTATTTCATCTGGTGTGTGAGTCTTTTCTTTTCTCATACATGCCTTAATGTCTTTTGCCATAATGTACTTTCTTACGATGTACATCTTTTCTGTTGGTTTTTTCTTTTTCATTACTAAAGTATATCACTTCTTCTTAGGCACTTCCTCTCCCTTAATCACCCTACAAAAGCACACCTCACACAGTACACCTGGCTTGTCGTAGTATTGGGTTCGTCCGTCTAATATTTGGTCGCACTCTTTGCAACGAGTTGTTCCGTAGTTATTCATTAAGTAAAACCGCTGCTTTTATCACAGCTTGTCGATATGGTTCGTCTAAGTCTTGGACTTCTTTAGAAAGCTCGTTAAAAGGTACAAGGGAACGATGGTCTTGCATTGTTCTGTTTTGCCATACTGACCATGCATCGTGTATATGCTCATTTGTGCATTGTTCTCCCACAATAAAGACAAGTAGTGCGTACACCTCTAGTAGTCCTTCGTAATCAGTTCCTCTCATCTTTGTTTCCTCTTCTATAAGATTTATTGCTCTTTGTATGTAATTTTGATTGTGCATATTATTTCTTTTTAAAGGCTAACTCTTTTCGTCTTTGCTTTAGTAGTGCTTTTAGCCAGTCTTCTGTCCAGTCGTAGTATTTCATTTCATTTTGGCTTTTCCAAAGCTGCCCACATTCTGTCCTCTGAGATATACTTAGCTTATATCCAAAGCTGCTGACAAACTCTTGAAGTATCTTTAGCTCGCGCTCAAAGTCGTTAAATATTCCGTCATCCTTTAGTGGGGTGGTAAGCGACAGGTTGGCTTCTATTTGGTGTTCCAGGGCGTATGCCAGTTCAAACATCTCATTACTTGTAAGCTCTAGGGTGTATTTTGTGATTTCCATATCAAGTTATATAAGTTTCTAAAAAGCTCTGCTCCTCTTGGCTTGGCCACTTAGTTTGCAAGCCGTAGTTTTCTTGTAGGTGTAGGGTCACTACTTTTTCCACTTCGGTCATTTCCTTAGTAGTCAGTTGGGCGGTGCTTTCCTTGCCGTACATCGCTACCATGTAGTGGAACCAGATGACTTCTTTAATAAACTTGCCGGTGATGGGGATGCTGGCGTCACTGAGGTCTTCTACCATTGTCTTGCGGTCTACCCCTTGAGCTTCACATTCACTTGCAACTTCTTCTATCCATTTATAGAAAGATTTGTTTTGTTGAGTGCTGCGTTGTTTTTCTGTTTGCTCCATAGGGTGTTAGTCTTTACTTTCTATATCAGAGTGTACAAACACTTCTTCTGTGGAAACAAGCATAAGATAGGTTGTATCCGTATCAACAGCTTTGGATGCTTTTGTTGTTGCATCACTTAAACAGTCTGAGTAAACAATAGCACGTTGGGTATTGTTATGTATTTTAAAAGTGTACTTAAATATTGTTTTCATATACGCTATTCTTATTCTATTAAGGTGATGCTGTGCTTTCGCCTGTAGGTAATATCTAATGATTGAGTCTAAAACCCTACAGGCGGGAACACACCATCTACTCTACAATCGTGTGCAGTATAGAGGAGGCCAGACGGCAATTAAGCTAGCTCCCCCTCTGTGCTACACACCATCTAATGCTGTGTAGGTGTCAGAAGTTTACTCAAAACTAGTATTAGGTAAGTTGCCGTAACAATCTTGGCCTAGAGTAAACCCCCGAATCTACACACCATCTATACATTAAGGACTAAGGTGAGGTAATTAGTACAGGGGTCGAACCTATGTACAAACTGCTTGGTTTATTTGTTGGCCAACAATGCTTTACCATTAAGCTAACTAACTACCTCGCTTTAATTCTCAATGTACTGTGATGACGGGCTAAATGGACGGTATCACTTTTCCGGGAGCTACCCATCTCTTGGCACTTTGTATACAAGTGTGTGACATACCGTTAGGTCGAAACCAACCGTCCATTTAACCAACCATCTTCCCATCCATACTACCACTATCCCTCTCTATTACAATGGGAGTTGTCCACAGGGTCTGTCTCTTAACTCCTGGTAGTAACTTCTCTTTGGTACTGCTTGACCGTAGTCGTCGTAGATTATTTTCTTCTCTTTTCGTATTTGTCTAACTTCTTGAGCTACTTCCTTTATGTCTATGTTGAATTCTGTATTCCAGTCCATTCATCCACTATACCCAATCTTTTCTTTTTTACTAGTCTCTTGTGTTGATAACTACTTCTTTTTCCATTAAGGCGCTTTCAAAACCTCCATCACTAACAGAAAAAGAAATTACTTGCCACCCTTCTTGCCCTGCTGCGTTAATTAGGCTCAATAAAGTTACTTGCGAGTTTTCTGGCACTGATTCAGTACGGTATTCATATTTCTTACAATCCATACTTTTTAAGTAAAGTTACCTGTAGGTTTCTGTATTTTACTTTATCACCAAACGAGGCGTGTTCTTTTTCTTCTCGCTTGTAGTAATTGTATAAATCTCTATCTTCTTTTGTCATTACTTTTATTTTACATTATTTTACTTGTTTTGTAAGGTGGGTTTTAATAACTACCCTCTGGGTATGTTGTTTCTCATTTGAGCATCTCGGTTTTCCTGTTTGTCTCTCACTTTCTTAGAACGAATAACGTATTTACACTTCTTACATTTAAGAAAGTAGTTTTTGATTTTCTTTATTTCTAATCTCCCTCCTGTATCTACTTCACTACTACAACTAGGACACTTACTCTCTTCTCTATATCTTATACCGTTTAGTTCTATTCCTTTATGTGTCATCTAATCTCTTGTTATGTTTTAGAAGAATGGGTTGTTACAACCTTTCCATACTCTTTAAAAAAAGAAAAATGGAAATATCTAGTGGCACATCACATTATCAAACTTCTTCTTGTTAATGCTTCGTCAGAATTGGGCGTTACAACTTTGCATTGCTATTCCTATGCAGGCCATCCGTAGGATAAGGAGTGTGCGTCCTTGTATAGCAGCTTTCATTTATGGCGGTACTCTATAAGGCCATGCAAACGACGTTTATAGAGCTTGGAGTTGTCTTCTGAAACATTGCTCCCTGTCTTGATTCAAGTGCGCTTAGAAGCCCGTTTTAAGCCTCTGAGATACACTAAAAACACACGCCGTTAAACGTGTGTTTTGTTTTGAATACTATCAACGCCAACCCATAGGTAAGTGTATAGAATCCCATTGGTTGGGTTAGCTGTGACAATATTCAACTGTTTTGTTGATTCCATACATGCATATTATATCACATTCTCATTGTCAACGCTTTTAGTTATCCCCAAATAGTATTTTAGTAAATATATCTTCAATTACATTTACGGTCACTGCATTACCAAGCGTCTTGTATCGCTGGGTGTCTGACATATATTTTTTCACACCTAGCATTTCCTTAATTTTACTTGTTTGCAGCACTTCAGTCTTCGTCCAGCCATCAGGGAATCCTTGTAGCCGTTCGCACTCGGTAGGGGTTAGTTTTCGGATACCGTTTACAAATGGCACATGCCCGCCGCCAGTACCAAAAGCTGATTGGACTGTGGGAGCTACTTTGTCATACATTCTCGTTTCGTGCCTGGCAGAGTATTCAACAAGTTTATCGGGAGAGATTTTAAAATCTTTTCCACTCTCTCCGATGAAAGGAAATACTTTGGGTCGACGTGTTCCTCTAAGATGTCCGATAATGAACACTCGCTCCCTGTTTTGGGGGACTCCGTGATTTTTGCTGTTAAGCACCTGCCATTGACAGTCATACCCCAGCTCATCAAGCGTGGTGATGATGGTAGTGAACGTTTTTCCTTGGTCGTGAGATAACAAGCCTTTGACGTTCTCAAAGACAAAAAGGCGTGGTAGTTTTTCTTTAATAATCCGAGCGAGTTCAAAGAACATCGTACCTCTTGTGTCATCAAATCCTCCTCGTTTTCCAGCAATGCTAAAGGATTGACAAGGAAATCCTCCAACAAGAAGGTCAAAGTCTGGTAATTCTTTTTCATTAATTTTTGTGATGTCTCCATAGTTTTTGTGGTTAGGAAAGTGGGCTTGATAAATGGACGCTGCGTACTTGTCGATTTCGGAGTAACCAACACATGATAACGCCCCTGTGTCTCCCCCGCTGATATTGTCGGGGATATCCCTGTTGGACAAAACACCCTCTGTGGTTGACTCCACGCCCTGCTCTTTTCCATCTGGTCGGGAAGTCTTGGTCTGCCCATCCCGAATAAGAATTTTTGTTTCATATGCTTGTGTTATTCCTAATTCAAATCCTCCTATGCCGCTAAATGTTGAAAAGTATTTCATATATATACTATACCTTATTTCTCCTTCTCCGATTCGCCCACCACGCTTTAGCAGGGTCACAGTTACCACTATGCTTTGTAGCGTTCTGGTATGCGCTGGTGATTTCCTCTAGTGTCCAGCCTTCTCTTTCAAATATTTTATGTATGAATAAATAAGGACGGTCTACAAGTTTAGCTGTAATGGCTACCTGTTCCCCATACTGCTCACTAGGTTTACCTGTAACTGTAAAGTTAAACCTACTAAGGTCTGGCTTCTTGAACGTCATTGGCGATGTATATTCTTGCATACACCTATTATCGCACGCCGGTAAAAACAAACTGGTTACTGTACCCCAATCTGTGGACAACTTGCAAGGGGTAAACAAAAACCACCATGCAAATGTAGATGGTGGTGTCCTTGTCGCCTGTAGTGCAGGGGACAAATAATAATTTAGTCTATACTTTTTGAGATGTACTGGATTGCATAAGTACCGTACATATCAGGTGGTAGTCCTTCTTCTTGGGCTACCTCTTTTTGCTCGTACAACATCTCAAGGATAGTAGAGTAAAAATCATACCCAATATATGACGACCCATAATCCATTGAGAATACCTCATTTATAGTTTGCCTCAAGATGTCTTTAACTGCTTTTTCTTGAGTATCTTTTAGTCCCATCACTTCAATTTGAGCGCACACTTTTCCAATAAGAGTTGTGCGTATGTTGTCTGGTACTAAGTACCCTTCTCCTCCTGTAAGTCTTGCACTATCGCTAGTGACTTTAATTTCTTGTTTCATAACATTGCGTAACTTAACCCCCTGCACTACAGGTAATAAGTAGGGTTATTGTACCATAGTGGGTAAAGGGTAAACAAAAAACCGCACTAGGCGGTCATTGCTGTAGTTTTGAGTGTTACTGCACTGATTTAAAAGGCAAGTCTTCTGGGTTAATATCTTCTTCTGGGAAAACTTCTGCTACTGGCTGCTCACCTGCTGGTACTTGTTGTGCAACAGGCTCTACTGGAGCTGCTGCTGGTGGCTGTGTTGTGTCTTGTGTTGGCGGCTTCCAGTCGTTTAGTTGGAGGTATAGCTTCCCACCTTGGCTGTTCTTTAGGTCGAGGTTTACCCAACCACCGCTGTTGTGCTTTTGTAGAAAAGCAATAGCTTCGCCTACTTTAATACTTAATGCCCCTTTTACAAAGTCTGGTGCTCCTTCGTTTGGTCGCTTGAAAATGAATCCGTCTGCAAATGTTGGTTCTGGTTTGTTGTTGTCCATATTATATTGTATATTCTTCATTTATAATTTCTGCCCTCGCTCCACTCGCTACATTACCATCGTCGTCTTCATCTTCCAATCCTAGCATGGTGACAAGTGAGTAACGACGGTAGTAAGTTAGGTTGCTTCCAATCTTCTGTGGGTTGGTTGCTTCTGTAAATGGTAGGACTCCAGATACAAATGTGTCATCTTCTGTGTCGTATAAGGCTGTCTCTAATCCTTCTTTAGATGGTGACTGGATAATCACTACACCTAAATCATTTAGCGGCTTCGTCACTTTGCTTAGTACCTCATTTAGATTTGCGTATGTGTTTTTAAAGTGTGGGTTGCGGTCTCCTTTCTTGATTGTGATTCCTAGCTTTTGGAACTCTAGTAGTTTTTTGTAAATCATAAGTACTTCTCTATAGTTTCTGGATAATCTTTAGCCATCTGTACGTAGGCTGCGAACAGTCTATCGTTGGTGACTCTGTGCTTCCTTGCGTGTCGCTGGAACTCGATGAGTACCTTTGGCATTGCGCGGAATGATACACGAGGTTGGTCTTTTTTAAGCATGCCACATTTTCTTTAACAATGCCTGACTCTCACTCCAACTGGTAGTGTATAGGTTACGTTTGTTTACTAATACTTTGTACTGCTTTTCTACTGGGCGTCTAATATCTGTGTTTTTCATAACTCTTTAAATGTAACATGTTTGGTGACACATGCAACAATACACTGTGGATAACTAACTGTGGATAACTCGACTTGTCACCAATTCTCTTTATGCTATTGTAAGGACATAACCAAATAGAAATATGAAATCACCAGACGATTACAACACAGCCCAAGCAGAGTCAGCCCAAGAAACATTTATCAACGTAACTATGACCACAGATGGAAATGTCTATTAAAGAAGTACTACAAGAACTGAGTAAGCGACCAAAGCAATACTTTGACTACCAGCCGGACACAATCCCAGGAGTGAGGCCAGACGAGGTACAGAACTTCCAAGAGCTA